TTTGTTACAACAGAACATCTATTTGGATGCTTGGTAGCTCCTAGGGGTAGCGGCAAGACATTAGCTGCAATTAACTTTAGCCTATACTGGGCGTTACAAAAAAAGAATCAAAAGCTTGGCTGGTGTTCACCTACGTTTAGTCAATCAAAGAGTGTGTTAGATCAAATAGTAGCAGCATCACCTGACTTAGTAGAGTCGTCAAATAGAATGGAAGCCGTTATAACATTTATAAATGGTTCAACAATAAAGTTTCTTAGTAGTGACTCAGCAGATAACATCAGAGGATTTAGATTCACTCATCTTATATTAGATGAAGCAGCTTACATCAAACAGTCAGTAATAGATACTATATTACTTCCTACATTAAACCCCAATGGTAAGAAATGCTTATTAGTATCTACACCTGCAGGTAAGAATCATCTGTTTAACTGGTATATGAAAGAAGATGTTGTTAGTCATAAGATTACTTTAGTAGACTGTCCTTACATCTCACAAACGTTAGTAGATGAAGCAAAACGTAGTCTACCTCCTGACATCTTTGCACAAGAGTACTTAGGAGAGTTTAGAGATAGTGCTAACGACGTATTTGTTGGAATTGAAAAAGTAGCCTTTGTTGGTGAATATAAAAGAGGAGGAGATGTGTATGTAGGAATAGATACGGGACTTAGTTCGGATGCTAGTGTTATGACTCTTGTCTCTCCCATAGGTAGAGTAATGAACGTAGTAAGTATATCACAAACAGATATCAATGCAGCAGCAACGCTCTTTTTAAATGAGTTACAAGGCTACAATGTAGTTGGAGGATATATAGAGACTAACGGAATAGGCCGTGCGATGTTTGACTTAGTACAACCAAAGCATCGTCGTATAAGAAGATTTGATACCAACATCAATAATAAGACAGAGATGGTACGTAAATTAATTAGTGATATAGAGACTTGTACTATAGAGTTACCTTCTGCTGAATTATGTCCTCANCTACACACAGAGTTTGCTACATATACATACAAGTTAAGTCCTACTGGTAAGTTATCGTTTGGTCATAGTAGTGGTGGTCATGATGATTTTATAGACTCTCTTATGTTAGCCAATTATAGTAGAGTACAATTCATGCAACGCAAACCTTTGTCAATAAAAGGTATACGTCAGGTACAGCCTCAATTTGGTTCACCAAGATAGTACAGATAAAAAAGATTAGTATAATATTTATATAAGATATGGGTAAGAAGATTAGATTAAATTTAAACGTTCCTGAATATCTAACTGTTGATAAATACGTTAAGATGAACTCTTACAAAGGTCAATCAAAGTTTGGTAAATTATGTCATGCAGTATCTGTAATGACAGGAGAGAAGTTAGAACATGTTAGAGAGTGGGATATAGAAAGTCTAACAAGAGTGTCGAATATATATGCCGGTATAGCAGATCACAAAGAACTATTTCACCCTATAGTAGAATGGAATGGTGAACTGTATGGTTATTCAAACATCAAACAAAGTAGTTTAGGAGAGTATATAGACTTAGAAACTTATTGTCAAGATATGGAGAATAGTATGCATAAGGTAGCAGCCATATTATACCGACCAATAAAGAAACATAGATTTAACGACATATTATTCTCAGTCAAACAAGGCATCAAGACAGCAATCAATAAAGTAGATAATGCATTTGATTGGTATGACTTAGATATATATGATGCAGAAGAAGCTAAAGAAAGAGAAAATAAAATGAAAGAGTTTCCTGTACACCTGTTATTAGGAGCCATTAGTTTTTTTTTGTCAACCGCAAGCCTATATTTGAACAATATTCAATATTTAACCAAAAAGATAACGAAGAAGCAGATGAAGGAGACCGAACAAGCTCTAATAGAAAATCTTTTGGTGAACACTGGGGGTGGTACGCAACACTTTACCAACTCACTAAAACCAATATATTACAAATTACAGGAGACAAATGCATAACAGATCTAAACTTTCTACATGCATTAAACTTCTTAGAAATAGAAAAAGATTATAACAATGAAATCGAAAAAGAAAGAAAAAAGCAGCTACAGCTCCAAAGAGCTTTCAATTGAACCTACACCTAAATTATGCGGTTGCGGTAATACAGAGCATAAAGATGGTCATTGTGACGGTAGTCATAAACAACCCAATAGTAAAGCTACAAAAATGGTAAAAGATAGTATACCATTAGATGCAGAGTTTGTTGACCCACCTAAACCTCGTAAGATGATTATACGTAAAGAGGTACAAGCTAACATAGATATAGATAAAAGAATTAAGTATCTTATAGGTACTGGACATTACAATCTACAACAAATTGCAGGTATGTGGTCGAGTGTTAGTTTAGAAAGAGTAAAAGAAATATATACAAAAATGAAACAAGATGTCTGAAAGATTAACCCGTAATGTAAAGTATAGTGAGATAATAGATTTATTTCAATCTAGATGTGATGCACATTTAGCCATAGCTTCTTTTAATTCAGGTACTATAGACTTTTTAGACTCTGCAGCAGTTAATCAAAAGTATCCATTCATCTTTCTTAGACCAATGAATACAATAGTAGCAGACAGACAAAGGTCTCTCTCATTTGAACTATATAGTTTAGACATACCTAAGCTTAAATCATCGAGTCATGTAGAGTTACTATCAGATACAGAGCAATACATATACGACCTAATGTCTTACTTTGAATTTGGACCAGACGCCATACAACAAAATTATGACTTTATAATGAATGATTGTGTACCTGTAAATGAAGCATTTCAAGACAGAGTGTTTGGATGGGTTGCTAATATAGATATAGTAACACCTTACAATTTAAACTACTGCGTATATCCAGAATATCCATAAGATGTTAAAAAAAGCATTACAGCAAATAGCAAACCTAATACGTGCACAGAAAAAATCTGCTATAAGTAGATTGTTTAAGTCTAAACAACCTGGTGCTGGTGCTTTAAAAAGATCTGTTAGAGAGGTAGTTAAAGATAAAAAAGAAGGCTATGAGATTAGGTCTTCTATGAAACAGTATGGTTACTACCAAGATAGTGGTGTTAAGGGTACAGGTAGAGATGGTATTAACAACAGAGTAAGAGCTAATAAAGACTCTTTATATAAGCCAGGTAAGTTTTCAGCATCTCATAAAGTAATAGGAGGTAACCTACCTTTTGCAGCAAGATACTACATACTAAGAGCAGGTATTAAACCTAAACCATTTGTTAAACCTTCTGTACTAAAGGTGATGAATGAAAAAGGTAATCAGATAATAGCCGATGCAACAGCACAAGATGTAGCATTAGGTTTTGAACAAATAGGTACTGATAAAGGTAACTATGTAAGAAATAGACTAACGTAAATGGCATTAACTATACTACAAACACCGGACAGTCCTAACGTATCAAATACTAATTTGATATATACAGTTAGTAGTTCTAATGTACCTCAGTTTCAGTATAGGTATATAGCCGATCTTTACTATAGTGGTAGTGCTACTAAATTAGCTAGATTTAAATACCCTCAAAATAGTTCTGGTACTGCTAATATAGATTTAGCAAGACCTATTGGTGATTATTTAGGTACTGACTATAACTGGAAAACTATAGGAGAAGAAAACCCTAATTTAGCTAAAACATTTACTATAAAGTTTGGAGAAGAGTATGGTACAAGTTATAATAGTGCAGTTACAACATTTGCAGATATAACAAGTAGTAGTATACAAGTATCTAAAGGCAACATACAATACCCGTCTTTAGCTTCTTATGATAACAGTACTAACGTAAGAGTAAATCAATCTTCTTCTATAAACTTTAACTACTATCCTTACATTAGTGAAGCTTATGGAGATGGTACATTAACTAATAACCCATTACTTTTAAGTTCTAATGCTACTACTAAGTACTATAATGTTAACAATCCACAAATACCTACTGGTAGTGGTGTAAACAGTAGAGTGGCTGCAAGAGGAGCACAACCTATAGGGCATGATGACTATGCTACAGAGACTTTTTATGTAAGTAATGGTCCATCTGTAACCGTAGCAATGATAATGTATGACGATAATAGTGATGTTATATGGAAATCTTACCTTATAAATAATACTGGATTTAATTCATCGTCGTTATCTTCTTCTAATTTTACTGTAAATAACTTAGCTACTATAGGTACGGGAGTACAGAACTTTCAAGGATGTGAGAATGATCCTACAGGACCAGTTACTATAGCAGGTCCATTAAGTGCATCCATATCGAGTTCCAATCAATGGAATTACTATGCAATAGAAGTTATTACTGGTAATGGCGCTAGTCCAAGAGCTGATCACTTTTACTATAACGAAGATAAAGGACCTAATGTTCTGTTAAATACTACAGCAAGTAGCTACCAATGGAATAATATGGACCCTGCTTTTTGGCCTAATAAATTTTACCCTAGTTATTGTAACAATGAAAAAACAAGATTTGCTTTTATTAACTCTTTTGGAGCATGGGATTATTACAATGTATATATGCCTACTCGTAGAGTTACTAATATAGATAGAAAAATATACGAACAAGATAGAATTAACCTAAATGACCGTATAGCTACTTATAACGTCTCTAACAGAGGAGAAACTCAATACTATACAGAGTATACAGATGACTTTGAAATAACGACAGATATAATCGATTCACAGGAGTCACAATGGTTAAGAGAGATGTTTGAGTCAACAGACGTATTTATACAAAGCGGTAGTGATTTTATACCAATTAACATACTAAATAGTCAAGAGACTATTATAAATAATAAAGCAAGAAACAAACAATTTCAGTACACAATAACATATCAATTTAGTAATCTAAGAGAACCAAGATAATGTCATTACAGTTAATACAGGAACCGACTAATTATAATGCAGCATATACAAGATTGTTATATGTTGTAAGTGGTAGTATATATACAGACCAACCTCAATTTCAATATGTATGTGATGTTTATTCTGGCTCTAACTTACTAAAGAGAATGACTCAAGGAATTAATCCTGCAGGTACAGCTACATTTGATGTTGCAAGAATACTACAAGGAGAGTTAAGTGTAGACTATAATTGGAAAACTAGTAGTGTAACTGAAATGTACTCTTCTAGTAAAACGTTTAGAGTTAAATTAGGAGAACAATTTGCTACAAGTATTAGTTCGAGTGTAGTAGTATATCCTGATCAGACTAATGATCCTATAACAGTTAACCAATCTATAGTAGAACCTAATGCAGGTACTTATAATTTTACACCTACCA